ATGGACAACGACAAAATTGATCAACACAGCGACGAAATTGAAGTTGAGAGCGAAGAAAAAGAACGCGGCAAAAAAATAGAAATAGATGAAGACCGACTCCCCTCCCGGGCGATGGCAATTCATGAACATATCCGCCAGGATGGTGAAAAAGAGCTGGAACGCGACGCAATGGCGCTACTGTGGTCAGCCATTGCGGCGGGTCTGTCGATGGGCGCTTCACTACTGGCAAAAGGGATATTTCATGTCGAACTGGAAGGCGTGCCGGGCAGTTTCTTGCTGGAGAATCTCGGTTATACCTTTGGCTTTATTATCGTCATTATGGCCCGCCAACAATTATTTACCGAAAACACCGTGACTGCGGTACTACCCGTCATGCAAAAACCGACAATGAGTAACGTCGGCTTACTTATGCGGTTATGGGGCGTCGTGCTGCTGGGGAATATTCTCGGGACAGGTATTGCGGCGTGGGCATTTGAATATATGCCTATCTTTAATGAAGAAACTCGCGATGCATTTGTAAAAATCGGCATGGATGTGATGAAGAACACCCCCAGTGAGATGTTTGCCAACGCGATCATTTCCGGCTGGCTGATCGCCACTATGGTATGGATGTTTCCTGCAGCGGGTGCGGCAAAGATTGTAGTGATTATATTAATGACCTGGCTTATCGCCCTCGGAGACACCACCCACATCGTTGTCGGTTCTGTAGAAATCCTCTATCTGGTATTTAACGGCACGCTGCACTGGAGCGATTTCATCTGGCCCTTCGCGTTACCTACTCTGGCAGGAAACATCTGCGGCGGCACCTTTATCTTCGCGTTAATGAGTCATGCACAGATCCGTAACGACATGAGCAACAAGCGCAAAGCAGAAGCACGACAAAAAGCAGAACGTGCGGAAAACATTAAGAAAAATGATAAAAACCCGGCATAAATGGCGAGGGTTTAAGCAATCGAGCGGCAGTGTACTTACCCCGCTGAGCATTAGCGGGTATACTCATGCCGCATTGTCCTCTTAGTTAAATGGATATAACGAGCCCCTCCTAAGGGCTAATTGCAGGTTCGATTCCTGCAGGGGACACCATTTATCAGTTCGCCTCCATCCGTACCAGTCCGCAAAATCCCCTGAATATCAAGCCTTCCGTAGATTCACAGTTCGTCATGGTTCGCGTCAGATCGTTGACAGCCGCACTCCATGACGGGTAAAAAGTGGATAAAATAATTTTACCCACCGGATTTTTACCCATGCTCACCGTTAAGCAGATTGAAGCAGCAAAGCCGAAAGAAAAACCATACCGCCTTCTCGATGGTAATGGCCTGTACCTTTATGTCCCTGTATCAGGGAAAAAGGTATGGCAGCTTCGCTACAAGATTGACGGTAAGGAGAAAATCCTGACCGTAGGAAAATATCCGCTTATGACTTTGCAGGAAGCAAGGGATAAGGCATGGACTGCGAGGAAAGACATCTCGGTTGGCATCGATCCGGTAAAGGCGAAAAAGGCTTCGTCTAACAACAATTCCTTTAGTGCAATTTACAAGGAATGGTACGAACACAAGAAGCAAGTCTGGTCAGTAGGGTATGCGACTGAACTTGCAAAAATGTTTGATGACGACATTTTACCCATCATCGGCGGTCTTGAGATTCAGGATATTGAGCCGATGCAACTGCTGGAAGTAATCCGCAGATTTGAAGATCGCGGTGCAATGGAGCGAGCAAATAAAGCCCGCAGAAGATGCGGCGAGGTTTTCCGTTACGCTATTGTCACCGGAAGGGCTAAATATAACCCAGCACCTGACCTTGCTGACGCCATGAAGGGATACCGCAAGAAGAACTTCCCGTTTCTTCCTGCAGACCAGATCCCGGCATTCAACAAAGCACTGGCAACATTTTCAGGAAGTATCGTATCGCTCATTGCGACCAAAGTTTTACGCTACACAGCCCTAAGAACAAAAGAGCTTCGTTCCATGCTATGGAAGAACGTCGATTTTGAAAACAGGATTATCACCATCGACGCCAGTGTGATGAAGGGACGCAAAATTCATGTGGTCCCGATGTCAGACCAGGTGGTTGAACTTCTCACTACGCTAAGCTCAATCACCAAACCAGTCTCAGAGTTTGTTTTTGCCGGGCGCAACGATAAGAAGAAGCCAATCTGCGAGAACGCGGTATTGCTTGTGATCAAACAAATTGGCTATGAAGGGCTGGAAAGCGGTCACGGATTCAGGCATGAATTCAGCACGATTATGAACGAGCACGAATGGCCTGCTGATGCTATTGAAGTGCAACTGGCACATGCCAACGGCGGATCTGTGCGCGGGATTTACAACCACGCTCAGTATCTCGACAAGCGCAGAGAAATGATGCAGTGGTGGGCAGATTGGCTTGATGAAAAGGTGGAGTGATCCACCTTAACCCCTATCGAATAGAACAAAGACTTGCAATCCAGTGCAAAGCTTTGTGTACCAGAGTTTTGTCTCATTATGTCATTTCTACCAGCCATTTATATTTATTGAGAATGACGAATCAGTAGCTGTCAGGCTAGGATTCAGCAGCGTAAATGCTATTGCGTTATCAGTAAATGATGCAACCTGAACAAATCCAACCGAACTTAATTGCTGGATTGAATATCCAGTTGCCACTTGACTTGTGAAATGTACTGTATAGGCCCCATCGCCTGTTTTTTGAACTGAGTCAACTCCATATCCCTTTGTTACGTTTCCGGTTGTCCCATCAATTACAGCTGAAACTATAGGCCTGAATTCCTGTATTTGAGTCACAATTCCTGCTGCTTTCACTGAGTATAAATGTCTAATGCCATTATTTGAATTGTATATGACTATTGATCCTACAGCACTGTCTGACGCAACAATAATCGGAAGAGCATCTCCATTTGCTCCAAATCTTCCACCATTTATAGTTATTCTATTACCCGGTCCGTGAATATAAATATCAACATTATAGGTAATGCCAAATGCAAGTTCTGGATTGTTAATGATCACATCGTTATTAGAACCAAACGCTATAATTGCTGGCCCTTGGCCTACAACTGGTACGCAAACAAAACTATTAACAATGATGCCATGGTTGTTATCGATAAAGTTTAGTGCTGTAGCAGTATCTGCGGTTGTTGTTCCTGCACCCTCACAACCACATGCATCTACTACAATCCCATGACAACCATTGAATGAGAATGCCGTATTTGTTGTGTTATCTGATGTGCAGTTTATCAGTGAGGAATACTTTAGATTATTTAAATCAAATGCCCCAGGCCTGGTGGTGTCACTTGACGCTAATCCGCAACCTCTCAGAGTTACAGACGTGCCGCCATCAATCCTGATTTTTCCATCATTAGAAAACACTCTCGCTATACTGCTTTGCCAGATATCCTTTCCCCAAAACGCATTTCGGCAATTGATTACATCAACGTTCTCGATATCTAAAACACCACCTTGAAGAACAAATATTCCCGCATCGTTCTTGCTTGAGGCTGAATTACCCTCCAGTGTAATATTTTTTATAGTTGTTTTCTGCGGAAAAACAGATCCATTAGGCCATGCAGGATCTTGATAAACAACGGCATCAACAGTTTGGCTTCCTGCATTAGGGTCCTGGTTGGTAAGGGTTGCAGATGTGTTGCTGGATTTACGTATTGTTTTATTCTTTGAATACGTAGTTCCAATGAACCCTGTAAGAAATCCAGGAGCGCCACTTAAAGTGGCAAATGATGGTATAATAAATGAATCGTCTGAAATAATTGAATCGGTAACATGAGCAAGTAAATTATTTATATTTGAATTAAATTCACCTATGTTTTTACTTGTATTTATTGCATTCGCAACTTCTTGCAGATTACCCTGTCTTTCCGTTCCAATCATCGATGCGCCCCCAGCACCTGATAGCTGATATTTGAACTGGTCTGGGTCATATTTTAGAACGCTGGGAAAATAGAACTGCTGTGCACCATACGCATCATAAACAGCCATAGAATGGCCTTGCACAGTTACGAACTTGGCAATCTGTCCGTTATATACCGGGTAACCAGCAGCGTTAATGATGATTGGTTGCGATACAGGAACGTGAGAGCCGTCTTCATTCTCTACATAAACCTGAATCTGGTTTTCTGGATTTACCGGGTCAGTGTCAATTTTACCGATATAAATTTTGCCATTGGCTACGGCTTTAAAAGAACGAGCCATAGTGAAGAGTTGCGAAGGCATCCCAATTACAACATTGGCTGTAATGTCTGTCATTTAATTTGCTCCAGATACAATGAATCGCCGCAGCATGGCTACGGTGAATTTTGGGCATAAAAAAACCCAGCCGAAGCTGGGTCGTTGCGTTGGTTATCTGTCAGTAGTTATGTACTGAAGGAGGTAATTCTTTATTCTTAAGTCTCATCCATGCGGAAAGATTCGTTGGTCCGTCTGGCTCATTAATATCAATATCTCGTGTGTGGTTTATTAAAACGTCTCTCGCCATTCCGATAACATACGAGAATTCATGACCGTAGTCGTAGCATCTGCCGGAATAGTTCGATTGAATTTGTTTTAGCGCCGGATACAGTTCGCGGAATAATGCCTGTGAACGGTTAGCATAATCCCATAACCATACAAGGCTGTTTGCTTCTTTTGCAGAAAGCTCGTTTGCTTTCTTCTCTTGTTTGCCGATAAACTCGCCTTCAAGTGGAACTCGAGCTGCAAGTGACAGTGCTTCTGTAAACTGCTCCTCACTGATTTCTTTGTACGAACATCCAAAATGGGATTTCAGTGACGACCACATGGTGATCATCGCCTTAGCCTGTTTTTCTTTTGGCAGAGACTGACCGCGACTCATGACGAGTTGTTTAATGGCTTCCTGCTGTTCAGTGGTGATTTTACCCGGCAACGCCTTTTTAGCTTTGCGTGGGTTAACTACATGGCCTTTAGTCCAGTAGTCATGCAGCACGCTAAAGCATTCCTCCTGGTACTGAATCAGTTTATCACGGATGTCAGCACGAACTTTCTCAGGGTTGATGCTGAACAGCCATCCATTTAACTTCTTCAAAGGAAGGCAGAGTAGCTTACGAAGCTTCCCATCAGCGGCAACCATGTTCATATGAACACAGTTGAATTTGCTAATCTGCTTCATGAGTTTTGTTTGCTGCGTTGACCAGCTCATTCCAAGGTTTTCAACGATTGGCTTCATCGCAACATATGCAACTCCGGCAGCCATGGCGGTGATAATTTGCTGACCGTTGAATGGTACGTAAGAGGTGTTCACTGCTTCTAAAATTGCTATACTATTCATGTTGGTTTTTCTCCACGGATTTACTGACAACCGAAGCCCTGACTGTTCCAGCAGTTGGGGCTTCAACTTTACGCGCCAATGCGCCCTTCCTTCTTAAAGCTTTCCATTACTCTCTGATAAATCTCAGAGTTAACAGACCGACCATTCTCTTCCGCCACCTTGCGTACCAAATCCAATACTTCTTTAGGCCACCGCAAATTGAACTGCGGCATCTTGCTCATTCCTTTCATATTCACCTCACAATATAGGTCCACCGTGGACCTATTGAGAATATAGTAGAGTGCTTCTATCATGTCAACACACTAACTTGGAGTGATGGCATGGCTAGAGATGATCCGCACTTTAACTTCCGTATGCCTATGGAAGTAAGGGAGAAATTAAAATTCAGGGCGGAGGCGAATGGGAGATCAATGAACTCCGAGTTGTTACAAATCGTCCAAGATGCTCTATCAAAACCATCGCCTGTGACTGGATATCGTGACGATGCAGAACGACTCGCTGATGAGCAGTCAGATCTTGTTAAGAAGATGGTGTTTGATACGCTGAAGGATTTGTACAAAAAAACCACCTGACGGTGAGTTAATTTTTGCATTTACCTGGGCCATATTGACTACTTATAAAATGAGATCAATATTTAATCGCCCAATAGCGGGTGTATGTTGAGGTATATCATGGCGAAAAAACCAGGTGAAAACACAGGGAAAAACGGCGGAATATACCAAGAAGTTGGCCCACGCGGCGGTAAGAAAGACAATTTTGCCACCGTCAAGGACAACGAAAGGCTTCCACCAACAACAAAGCCAGGTCATGGCTGGGTATTGGATAAGCGAACTCCAGACAGCAAAAAGTAATAATCAAGCCGGGTCACTCCGGCTTTTTGATATGTCGCTCGCAGAACTCAACAAGCCTGCTCATTAAGTAGCAGTAAGTCTCGTTGGCTCTTCCTGGTTCAACATCAACACCTACCCTTGAGCAGATATCGAATGCCATGTGAGCGCACTCATGGGCAATAGTAGATAGTTTGCCATTGAACACGCCTATCACATGCAAAACACCATTCTCGCTACTCATTGTATGAGACGCTCCGTTGGCGTCCGAGTCATGCACGTCAACGCCAAGTTTTTGATGCAGGCGTTGCCATTCTGGAAAGTCTCTACAAAACACAATTGTACCGCTCTCAAAGAGCGGTACGAGCATCTTTGGTACGTTTCCAATGTTAACTTTTTTCATGGTATCCTGCGCAAAACTAAGGAGAGTTAATTATATGAAAAAATCACTGTTAATTATCCCGCTTCTGCTGGCTGGGTGCGCAAAAGTAAGCGACTATCAGGCAAGTTGCGAGCAACGCTATCCAAAGCTTAGCGATATGGCTAATTGCCTTGATGCCAGCTTGAAGAACGACTCTCGCATGGCATCAGCACCAACACCTAAGCTGTATGTCCTTGCTGCGAAGATGCTCGGGCAAGGTGTCGATGAAGGCAAGATAAGTGACACACAGGCAAGACTTGAACTTCAGAATCTTTATGTTCAATTACAAAGCCAAGAACAAGCACAACAAATAGCACAAAGCCAAGCATTCCAGCAGGCTTTATTGAATTATCAGGCTGTAAACACAATGCAAGCGATCGAGCAAAAAGCGCGCCAGCCTGTTATAACTCAACCTTACCCAACACGCGTTGACACATATACAAACTGCAATTCAGGATTTGGAAACACGGTAACATGCAACAGTAGCAGTAATATCAGGTAGTTATATCTTATCTTTTATTGCTGTTCTGCTGTAATTTGGCTTGAAAGTATAGGGCGTATCGCATTTGCAGCATTATTTAGCGCTCTTTCATAGGCTGGTGTTCCTGCTTTGGTGTTTGCCAGACGTAAGAGAGCATTCCTTGCTGCTTTGGACTCATACAAGCGCATCATTGCACCGAAACCAGCCTCAAGCCCCATTGATACGCCAAGAGTCGCAGTTGCGCCAATCGTCCTTATCCTGTTGGCTTGCGATTGCCCCGTCTGAGTTACTACATTTGCGGTGTCTGACCTTGCTGTTTGCTGTAGAACTTCATGAAGAGCATCAAGCTCTTTCATGTGCTTTCCTGAAAAAATAGTGTTGTAAATTTCACCGCCTGACTGAGATTTCAGCTTATTAACTTCAGTGATGAACTTGGCTGGAGAGTCACCGGCCTTTTCCGCTATTTTGCTGACGTAAGCTGCACGCATAGCATCTTTCCCTTTATCATCCAGTGCGCTCCAGATTCGTTTCACGTCAGATGGTTTTCTGCTTAATACAACGGTATTTATAAGTTCAGGACTGGCTTCACTGCTTGCCTTGTTGAGCTTGTTAGCAATGTTTTTATTAAGCACCTTATTATAAACGTTTGCATAATCGGAATTTGCTTTAAGGTATTTTGCTGCGTCTGATGCACCGAGGTTTTTTGCAACTGCGTTACGAAGATCTTTTGACATTGCATTCTCTACCATATTGGTAGCTGCTTTTGCCTGGTTGGGGAAGACCATAGCATCTCCCTGAACATTAGATCTAAATGCTGTTCTGTGCTGACGCAAGAGATCAAACGTAACATCCAAATCAGTTGCAGGGTTTGCTAATTCTTCACGTAGGTTACGCAAGGATGTAAGCAGGCTTTGATTGGCAGACGTCCCAAGCCGTTCCTGTCTTGCGATCGCTGTATTCAGAGCATTCATGGTATTTGTGGTATCAACTGCGGCATTACCCATTTTATTGGTAACGTCATTGATAACAGCGCCAGCGGCATCCTTCCGTCCCCTTAACGTGGTGGTCAGAGATTTCACCACATCATCCGGGTTGTACTCACCAAAACGGTCAAAATAATTACTTACCAACTTACTACGCGTTGCATATTGCTCCGCTCGCTTTGAGCCTGTCCCGAGCAAAGCCCCCTCGGCATCCTGAGTTAGGCCGCGAGTGAAAGCATTTTTCGGCGGGATAACATCAGATGTCATTGGTGTCACGCCCATCGATTCTGATGTGGCAATTTTCTTCGCCACTTCTGGCGCAATATCACCTTTTATAGCCGTTATTCCACGCCCTATTCCCTTTGCTGCTGCGGAAAGAACACCCTGAGTGGCAAGGTTAACTCCGGCATTTTTAGCTGCATTTTGTGCGAAATCGCCTTTCTGATTTGTGGCCTCTGCCAGTGAGCCAATAGCCATGCTTCCTGCCGTTCCAACTCCTGGAACTAAATACCCACCAATTGTTTCACCGGCTTGCGCGTAGGGGTCTGTCGGTCTGTCTACTGGACGATAAACATCATCCAAAACCTTGGGTCCACCAAGCCCCTGACTGATTGCATTAATCAGACTTGCGCCACCCTGCAATACGTCAAATGGTATGTTTACCAGACCACGACCAGCCTGTTCTGCAATTTGCCCTGCACTTTGACCACCAGTGAGCCAATCGCCAGCTTGTTGCATCAATGATGGTTCTTCCCGTGTTGGTGCATTATTGGCCTGATTAACTGTTTGTTGCTGAACAGCCTGACCAGCAAAATACTCATCAATGGCGGTGCCAATATCTTCGGTGCTCGTACCATCAGGAAAGGTAAATGTCTTACCGTTTGCAGTTACTTTCATCATTCCACCGTAAATTGAATGCCTGATTTTGAGGTATATGATCCAACCTGATTCCGTGGTTCTCCTGAAGGTGTCGAATCTTGTGCTGGCGCTGCGTCAGTATTCATCGACATATACCGCTTAACGGCACTCCCCAATGATTCACCTTTTTTAACATCCAACCCCAATATCTGACCGCCATTACGCGATTGTCCAGGGTTGCCATTCGCGCTCATCCACTCGGCTTTAAACTCATTAAACTGCGCGTTTCGTCGCTCAAGGTTTGCCATAGCATCAAGCCATCTTGCGACCGTCTCAGGGTTATCCATGTCAGTTGGTGCACCCTGACGAACGATCTCAACGTCTTTATCCGTTGCGGGGCCGGGAGGTAGGAATTTAAGAACCTGACTGTTAACAAGGGCATTTTGGCGAATGCGCAAATCACGCAATGTCGTATCGCTTCCGGTAAGTTTTGCGAACATGTTCTGTGCGTTACCGAACAAACCTGTCGTTGGTTTTTCTGCTCTGAACTGTTGAGCAAGCGCACTCATGGAATTGGCTGAGTTTGATGATGCTGTGGCATTGTTTACAGCCGTCTCGATGCCTTTTTCCATGTTTACTGACAGCTTAGGTGCTTCGCTAATCAACTGCTGAGCCTTTTCCTGCGCTTGCTGCATCTTAAACCCGAACTCTTGCTGATCCAGAGCCAAGCGTTGCGCTGCGATATTGTGACCAGTCATTGCTGACTGATAGGAAAGATTTTGCCCTCTCGCCTGAAGCGCCTCTCCAGCCTGATTGCTGCGGATTGTCTCTGCCAGCCTGCCTCGGTCAATCTCACGACCAGCCATCTTGTCCTGAACATTGAAGTAGTCAATCGGACCGAGAGCAGCCATCCCAAGGTGATCAACAAACTCACCAAATCCTGAAGGATTCTGCTGATACATCTGAGCAACGCTGTTAGGGTCAACACCGACGCGAGTCAGTTCCTTGGCGTTGTTTTGCAGCCATGATTGCATTGCTTCTGGAGACGATGACGCAAGGCGTGCGCCAGCCGCTAAGGTGCCGATAGAATTACGCTGCTCTTCATCAATGAATCCCATGCCTTTACGAACGGATTCAATCTGGTCTGGATATTGAGTAGCCAACTGACGCAAAGCACCGCGATCACCAGACGCATAAGCATTAGCGTATGCCTGCTGAAATTCTTTCTGCCGCTGAGCCTGCTTTTCCTGCTGAAACACCCCCGCAATACCTGAAAGGCCTTGCAAAGCAGTCAGCCCAACATTGTTAGCGCCTGAACGCTCAATATCATTGTTCTGCCTGATAAGCTGAAGCGTATTGCCGATGTCGTTTACGCTCGGAGCGTTTGAGTTGACGCCGCCGATACCAGCCAACAATCCGCCGTTTGTTCCTTGCCAAGTAGACATGATTACCCCTTAAAACAACGAGCCAAGCAATCCGATACCAGCACCAATGCCAGCGCCCCAAGGTGTTGATGTTCCCAAAAGGCTGGCAAGACCTGCACCGGCAATCGCACCTGACGTTCCGCCGCTAATTGCTGTCTGAAGGCCTGATGGTTTATTGGCATTAGCAGCGGCAAGAGCTGCGCTTTGCTGTGCAATGCTGCTCATGTTGTTGGCGTACGTCTGCCCGGCGTTTGCCTGACCTTGCAGCGCACCAAGCCCAACGTTTGCCAGATTGTTGTAATTGCTCATCTGGTTTGATAACCAAGACTGACCGAGAGTCGGCGCGATCGTAGCCAGTTGATTGCTTGTGGCTGTCGAACCAAGTCCACCCGTCGCCTCCGCAGCAGCAAGACTCTGGTAACGAGCCTGACCTGCAAGGTCTTTATACTGCTGAGAGTTGTAATACTGATTAAGTGCCTGCCCCTGACCTTCTAAACTGGAAAGATTCTGAAGCTGGTTAACATACTGCTCCGCAAGCGGCGTGAACGGAGCAAGGTTTTTCATGATCGTCTGCCACTGCTGATTTTGCAGGTCTGCGGCATACTTCTGAGCTTCTGCGGCATACTTTGCGCTTTTATCAGAACTGCCACCTTTCCCGCCTTTTTCAGGGCAATAAGGTTCCTCGCCGCGCAGTTTTCTGCCCAGCTTAAATGCATATAACATGGCTATCTCCCGTGATTCAGGAAGTCGATTAGTTCTTCGCGTGTTGCGCTGTAAAAAGTCACGTCATCCACGCCTTTGAAGTATTTCTTGATGGTTCCTACTCGCTTAAGGCCAATCATTGCGCAGTACATCTGCCCGTGGCGGAATTTGCGTGCAGCGAACGATGTGACGCACTGAACGGTGGTGTTAGTCAGAATGTACCGCCAGAACGCCATCCCGATTTCCTTGCTGAAGCCGCGAATCTCTGGCAGGTACATGGCGTGGCAATCGAATGTAAGCGGCTGAATCTCCTGATAGTAAACAATGCCGCCGAACTGCCCGTGCACGTTAACCTCAAAGTAACGGCATTCAGGCTTGTAGTCGTATCCATCACCGTTGTTGCTCCCGGCGATAATGTCAGGGTGATTTCCTACTGCTTCTATCAGGTCGATGTTTCGCGTTGGTTTGAATGTAATCATCAGTCAATCAGCCCATGTAATCTAAGTGCCGTTTCAAGCGCCAGAATACGCTGCCGCGCCTGCTGCAAACCTGTAGCGAGAGCCGCGACTTCGGATTGTGTGTACGTAGTGCCGACTGTGTATGACTGGTTAGCGTTGAATGAGCCAAGAAGTGGCGTACCTGTGGCTGCAGTCCATCCGGTATTTCTTGCTCCAACAACCTGAACTCCATCAACTGAATATGATGTTTTTACATCCAGCGGTGACGCAAGAGACTGCGATTTGGTTACAGTTTTCGATACGTAATCACTCTTAATGTCAGATACATCGCTTTCTACGCCATCCAGTCTTTTGTCAACAGTGACCAGATGCGCCTGAATATCGATAACCTCATCCAGCAAGTAATCAACATCGCTACGCAGTACGACTATCTTCCCTTCGGCGGTTGTTAACCTGACCTCAAGGAGATTTATCGCTTTTGTGTTTGCGGTGATTCTTGCATCGTGGTCAGCCAGTTCGACATCCTGTTCATCGTTTTTCACCTGAGCATCGTAAGCGCCCTGACCAGCCTGATTTGCCTTCCCGGCAATTGCGCCGACATCAGCCCCCTGATTAATGACATACAGCAGGTAAGACTGGCTGAATATATTGCGTGGAAGGATTGATGTATCGAGTCGTGTAGCCTGAATTGTTACCGGCTCATTGAGATTCGAATCAGCCATTACTCAATCCTTATCTGGCAACCAGACAGAGTGACAGGTGACTTCGTGATAACGCGCAATTTGAAGCCGACATTTTTCCTGATGCGCCCTACTCGCTTCCACAAAACACGCTTGTCGTAAACGAACGGTTCATTCTGCTCAATCATCTGCTCACGACCGTAATTTATGCCGTCAGTGGTTGCAGAGAGGAACAGGCGGTCGGCGTACTGCGCAACACCAGTGGATGATTCCACCTCCAGATCGAAGCATCTGGCGTTATCCGCTTTGAAGAGTGGAGTAAACAGCAGGTGTTCCTGTTGCTTGTCGTACTGACTGCTGATATCGAACTGCAATTTGCCGGTAACCGATTCCAGCTTATCGCCGCACGTTATCTGATTGCCTTCGTAAATGAAGTCGATAGCGCGGTACACATCGTCATACAGGCCTGTTTTCAGTACACACCATTGCGGACCATTGGCGCTTGAAGATGCGTCGTACACGAGAACATGGCGCGGAAGGTGGATAATCAGCAACTCATGAGCATCAAATCGCAGCGATTCCATCACACCATCAGCCAGTTCATCAGCAGTGTAGGAGCGGAGGATTTTCTCAATGCTCGCGCTGGCGATTGGTGATACCTGACCGGAGCCGATGATATACACAGACGGCGCACCTGTTGCCGGATTGCTGATAAATGCATAAGAATCAGCAAACGACGTTTTGCAGTAGGTTCCGGCTATTCCTTTTTGCACCATCAGTGATGGCTGTGCGACATACAAAGCAGCACCAACGGTGGTTGCGCCAGTCAGGGAGAAATATTCAATCGTCGATGAACCAAAGCAGACGATGAAGTCTCGCCATGTTCCGATTCCGATGATGCCGTCAGGCTGCGACTCGGCACGATATTGTGCGCTGTAGCGGTCAGGATGCGATTCGTCTTCAAGGTCAGTGATAAACCATGAATCAGTGCCGTCTTTTGACCACGCATAACGCCCACGTAAGCGCGTAATGTCGCGGACTGAGCCTAACTCATACTGCGTGAATCCGCTGTCTGTAGGCCAGTTTGAGACGGTTTTAACCGTGCCATCATAACGATACTCGACCAGTTGACCATTAACGCCTACCGCCTGTGATGTCCGACCATGCGCCATTGATACGCGACCACTTCCGGAAACGTCACCGACTTCACTTTCTCCTTTGTACAGCTTGCCACCACACACACGATAAACAGCATTCTGCGCCATGTTGTACTCGACGCCGCGAGATACACCGTTCACATCAGAACGTTTGGCAATGCCCGGGAATGAACGAAGATATCCGCTGCTGTTAAGGATTTCTTTGGGGGTAGCCAACATATTCACTGGCAGATAGTCGATATAGTCGGCGTTTCGGAAGTCTTTACCGACACCTTTCATAAGCGGAAGTTGCTGAATAGGCATTTATTCACCTATGCGTTTGGGATATCGCCATCAATCAGAGGGAGATCGCCTGGATAATATCGGTCAGATGTGAACACGTCATATTTATTACCCTGCCCTACAGGAAAATCTCCACGTCGTCGCATTGAAGGAACAACCAGAGTGTCGGTCATCAAGGCATCATATGAGCGTTGGGCGTTACTGAGAACTTGCGGAGTTGGTTCAAGGCTGTAATCAGATAGCATTCTCAGCAATAACTGATAGCCTACTGCGTGTTTGTATTTTCTTGGAAGACCTGACTCATCATCTGGTAATGGCTGCTCATCTCCAGTTGCGAAAGCGTAACCAATGTCGCCGGGGTTAATCATCCACTCGGACATCATATCTTCCAGATCATTTACACCATCTTCAATTGATTGCGGCTCAACATCAGTCAGCGATGCATTAGAAGCAATAGCAAACTTACGAAGCGCAAAAAGGACGATCTCACCCTTTGTCAGTACTGTTGCCATTGTCTGCCGCCTTACGACCTCGCTTACTGGTCGGTTTCAATTCATCAACTGAGGCAACAAAGCCCAACTTTTCGAAAAACTGGAAGTCTTTTTCTGCGATAACGGCCTGTACATGTCCGGATTCGTTATCTGCGGCAAGGAATACACTCATGCGATCCATATTGTTTCCTTAAAACATAAAAGGGGCGGAAGCCCCTTGTTATTACGGATTACCGAAGAACTGACCGCCCATGTGAGGGTTAAAGCACACATATGCAGGCAGTAAGTCAAAGCGCATTTTTTGCACGTTGGCATCGCCATCTGCGTATTTATGTACGCGGATGGAGAAACCTTCATATGTTGCAACAGCAGAATCAATACTGTGCAGTTTCGGCAGTGGGATAGAGCCAAGTCCACAGAAGAACTTGTTATAGAACAGGTTTGGCTTCATTGTCTGGCTAGCAGTGCCTACTACAGATACGGCATCGCCTGCCGCTACCTGACGACTTACAGAGTTGTACTGCGGGTTTGTAGTGTCATAAATCGGAACACCAGAAAGCGTAACCGTCACATCGCCACTGCTGTCTGAATTAGCATCAGCAGTAACCGTTGCAGTGAAGCTAATTGGTGTGGCTCCGTTATACAACGCCTGTTTGGTCTGCTGTTGCAGCCAGTAGGTATTGGTGAATTTAACCTGATCACCAGCTTTCAGAAAACCTGTAACGCTGGTTGTCGCTCCGGTCAATGTTACAGTGAACTGGTATGAGTCTTTAACTGCGTTATAGGTAACAGTTGGCTGTGTTTTGACTGTCAGTGTTCCGCCAAATGCCCCCTGCGTACGAGAGGCAAGCCCATTAGACATCAGTGCGCGAATGCCGCCAAAATTGGTTGGGATCTGTGCGTTCTCCCATGCAGTACGAACCAATTGATCTGAAGCATGCAAACCAGTCTGCGCATCAGCAAGTCGCTGTGCAGACCATGGATCCATTACAGCATAGTTTTCACCTTTATTAACGCCGAGGTCTTTCAGGAAAGATGCCGTCTGCGCAACATCAGACCATTTGGTGATTGGAGTATTGGGGCTACCAAGTGACAACGCACCGTTATTCATCATGAAGTGAGCAAGCTCTGTTTCAAGGTCGGTAACGATTCGCTGGCGAACCGGCGCGAGAATTTCTTCCAGCTGGTTAAGCTTGATCGCTTCCTCCAGTTGCTGATATTCAACAGCAACAGTGATGTAGTTACCTACACGCCCCGTAGCTTTACCTGAGATCAGGTTGTTTTTATTTTGCCCTGAAATATCACCAGTGGGAGTACGGAGGGATGAGAATTGATGCGGACGTTTAAAGCTAACGCTATCGCCAGTGCTGGAGTTGATTTCACCTGCCAGCAACTGACGGTCTACGGTTTTCGCCAGAACTAAATCTGACATAAAACCCGGAAGGAATTTTTTCAGAACGATTTGACTGACGTTACTGTCGAGATTGTTAGGCATTTATCTTTTCCTTATTCGATTTTTGCGCCGGGGCATAATTTGTTGAATTCGTCTTGTTTCGCATCAGCACCGCCACCACGTACTTCCGGCTCTGGCTTGATGGCTTTCTTTGGTTTTGGAGCAAGGCTTACCTGTTTGCTAATCTGCCCCAAGAGGAATGCTGCGCGAATTGGATCTGTCTCAGCGGCTACACGCTGGCGTAATTGCTGGCTCTTACCTAAGCCATAGGCGAGTAGTTCAGAGCCTTCGTCTGCACAGTGAATGATGATTTCCTGCTGAATTGGTGGTAGCTCACTAAGAACAATGGCCTCCATTTCCTGATAATCTTTCACAGGAAGTTTGGCTGCCCGTTGTTTATGCGCTTCTACCCTTTGCTGGAAACGCTGTTGGTATTCCTGTTGCTGACGTAGTTTTTGTTGCTGCTGCTGTTCGACACGGCCTTTTTTCTCATGCCAATCAGTCAATGCCTGTTCAAACGCCTGTTCGTCATAATCACACGACTCAAGAGTCGGTTTTGGTGGAATAGCGTCTGGTTGTGGTTGCTGATGTTCCGCTGGCTTGGCTAATGCTTCCTCAAGCTGGCGGCGCAACTCACGGTTTTCTTTCTGTGTTTCTTTGAAGCCTTTGCGAAGATCTTTCACCCATTGCGGTGCAGGTTGCCCGTCAATGTGATCATCATCGTCAGCGTTAAGCTGAATTTCTTCATCACCAATACGCAAGGCGTAATCTTCTGGTGTCTCTTCGGTTTTTTCAGGCTCAGTTGCCACCTCTTTACCGTTGTCATCCTGGCTTTCATTCTCAGGCTGTGACTCTGTTTGGATGATGGTTTCTTCTGCATTTTCCTGTGTTTCAGACAGGTCAATAACCTGACCGTCGATGATCAGTTCGTTTTCCATTGATTACTCCTGGTTAACTCGGCATTAAGTCTGCCGGTGACTGTGGTGGTGACTGGAATTGCTGTTGTTGTGACTCGGCGACATCTTTCAGAAGGCGTATTGCCTCCATCACTGCTTTGTCATCGATGTTTCTGGCTTGAGCCAGTTTATAGACAGTGTTTGCCTGACTCTCCATCGCATCCTGCTGGGCAGTAAATGCTTTGATTTGAGTTTGAGCAGTTTCGTTAGTTGCTTTTTGCGCTTCTGCCTGCGCTGCTACCATTTGCGCCTGAGCGAGAACCATTTCAGGATTTTGCTGGCTTTGTGCTGCCATTTGCGCCTGTTGAACAATCTGCTGCTCTTTCTCATTGCGTGGTTTTGCAATACCAGATATCAGCAGTTGGTTTCGGTTGTACTCTTTGAAGTCATCAAGGCCTTCGCCATCGATATTGTCCAGAATAATACCCTGAATTGCCGGGCGCATTGGGTCTGTTGGAATCATAGAGCTAAGGACATTTGTCAGTACAGAAACCGTTGCATCACGTCGTGCTGTGTAGCTTGGTCCAACATCAACCGTCACATCGTATCGACCGACAGAAAGGTCATTTAACGCAACAACTGCCCCTGTTTGCCTGTCAACAACCTGTGCGCTCAGGACAGCGATATCATCACTTCCATCTTCGTTAACGATGCGCACTTCACGCTCTGAACCGTACACTTCACGAGCCATTGACAGCCATACTTCACCAGCGCGTTTAAGACTTTTCGCCATATTGTCCAGATAGATAAACGAAGCCATATCTGCTCTGTTCATCAAGTTGTTAACCGTTTCCTGAGCAATATTACTTGGCATCTGCTGCATGGCCTGACTGCCGCCTGTAACCTCCTGAATATCTGCACTGGTTTGCTGTAGTAATGCAGCCAATGCCTGATTCATAACCGCAGGCTGTGTATATCCTGCCGGGGTAGCTCCAGCGATAATATTGCCAGATTTATCTCTCACTTCGCGCAACGGCAAGAACGCTGGGCGTTTCTTGTTGCGAGCCTCCCAGTGCTTCTCAAGTCCACGAATTTGCTCCATGCCAACTATAGGGATCTGACCGGGGTCTTGCGCTGCAGTATCAGCCAGCATTGATACCTGAAGGTTATACAAACGCTGTGGATCCATTGCTTTTGCAATATGTCCTTCGACACGCTCAATGTCATCAATGAACCAGCGTTTTCCATAAACCGGGATGAGGGGGATATGCTCACCAGGAATACGTCGAGGTTTCTCAAGGAAACCATCACCATCCACTACGGATACATACACACGACGGCGCTTCACTGAGCGCCTTGCCACTTCCTGAAATCCAGCTATTGCCAGTTCATCTTCAATATCTTCAACCTGATCACTGTCGTATGTTGCAATCTCTCCAGTGATTGGATGTCGATAACTGATGACGTCAACAGACTCTTTACGAACTTCGTAATACTTCGCTATGTAAATAACATCTGCATCAAACCAGTCATATTCCCAACTGGTCATAGACGTTACATCCAGAGAAGCAGGAGGTTTCTTTCCGTATTCAGCCTCATATTTTTCAGGTGACAACGAATACATACAGAACGCCCACAACGCGTCAGATTTGTCGTACTTCTTAGCGTCAGGGTCAAACCACACAGAGCGCGACGGGTCGTATATTGGTTCAATAGCAATACGCTGACGATCGTCCATGGGGTCGTATTCATTGACCAGCATCGACGTCAAACGGAAGCAACCGAAACCACCAGTAGCAGCGTCGTCAAATGCATTATCGCAAGCCTCACCGCCATCAGTTTCTTCGTAGTCAGCACGGAACAGACCATTTAATTTATTGGCTAACTCTTCGCTTGCCTCTCTGTCACCAGGACGAAACTTAACGGTGATTCTGTTATTGCGGTATTCTGCAATGATGCGGTTAAGTTCAGTTGCAACCTTATTGATTTCAAACTTAGGATACTTCTCGAACTGCTCATCAAGCTTAGTTCCAGCCGCCGTTGCTCCTTCCCATTGACCTCCGGGGACACGAGCAAACCTCGTAGCTTCAATGCACTTTTCGCGCACTTCCTGCTGTGGAGAATAGGCGCGGTCAAACCTGAGCATGATCCGCTCATGTTTTTTCTCTAATGTCTCTGCCATGTTTACCAACCGGAGGATGAGGGAACGTATATTTCAGTTTCTTCGCGGACCAATGCCGGGCAATGCATACACATCATCAGCGCATCAGCCAGGTTAGGAGATGGAATACCGAGCTTCTGCTTCATTTCGACCTTAGTCATAAGCTCCAGCTTCCCGTTGTTATTGAATTTGCGCTGAATCTGCGTCAGTTCTGCAAACAGCTTCTCCAGCATCTTCTCGCCTATCGCTTCTTTGTCGAAACTCAGCATGTCGTCGGGGTCTGCATACTCACCGTGAACAACCGCCCGATATGTCAGATACAGCCTGTCAGCCAGCGCGTAATAGAATTGCGCTCGCTTATTGCGGAATACATCGCCAATAGTGCGAACGTTGTCGCCCTGCACGACTTCATCAGCCCATGCTCCGGCCTGATACGGCGCATCTTCATCGAATGGCGATTCGCTGCCCTTGAACATCGTGGCGGTGATTTTCTTGCCGGAGAACGCTTCCGTTGTCTGTCTGCGTAGCCCGGCACCAACACCATCACCATCCCACAGGTAGTGGTCAGCGCCGTCTTCAATCGCCAGCGAAGTAGCCCAGTCAGCACCATCGTTGATGTCCATCAGCAGACCTTCGGCAATGCGCTTAACTACCGAACCGTGGCGCGATGCGTAACCTTTAGCATCTGGCCCTGTATCTGACGGGTCATGCGCAGAAACAACAGCGCCTTTCGCTTTCCATCCGAGTTTCTTGTGCGCATCAGTTGCAGCTTCAAGCCATTCACGTTTGATGATTGCCATATCACTTGCGCTTACTGGCTCACCAAGCCAGATGTGACGATACAGTGTCGGATTTCTGCGTTTACACTCTTCCATCTCCAGACGGAGGACTTCAGGAAAGTGCGGGTTGTCGGTGTAGTTCACCGTCAGCAGGCAAATGTCATCGGGAGGATTTACGACGAATCGCTGATAGGTATCGTCGAGGATGTTTTTCGGGTTGAAGCTCACCCATATTTCGGAAAATGGCTTGCGGATGGTTGGAATCAGGATATCCCATGATTCCTTCGTTACCGCTTCCGCTTCTTCCACCCAGCAGATATCAATGCCTTCGAGCGATTTAATCTTCGTCGGGTTGTTTTTGATGCCGTAGAACATGAATTCAGCGTTCGTTCCGAGATGACGAATCATTGAACGCTGAATTTCAAACTCAGCCGAATACCCTTCCCGCTCGATGGTGTCTTCAAGCAACCGGATTACCGAATCGCTGATACTGTTTTGCAGTTCACGAGCGCAGAGAATACGCACAGGCTGCCGACGCGCCGCTTCAACAAGCAGCCTCGCAATTGCCCATGACTTACCGCTACCTCGACCGCCTTTGGCGACTTTGTAGCGATGCGCCTCAATGAACGGTTCAAAGATAGGATTAATCGAGGTCATTTTCTGAATAGAGTGCTCATCGGTGATGTTTCAATCTGAATTGCGCCGCCGTCTTTGCCTGTTAGTTCGTGATCAACCTTGTCGCGCCATTTATCCTTCTGTCGATTCTTAAGCCAGAAGATGGCAGCGGTTGTATCAGGCGGGTAATACTTCTCAAGCGGAGTTTCGACAATTCTGTTTTCAATAACACGAATATCGGTGTCTGGAGCCACGAAGCCCATAGCGCGTTGATAAAGACGGTCACTAACTTCTGCATCAGCGACGGCCTTACCCTTTTTTATGGACTCCGAAAACTTAGGATAATCAAGCTTCCACTTGTTAATAGTTGACTCACTGACTTCGAAGAAATCAGCAAGCTCTGCATCGGTGTAGCCCAGCAAGCACAGTTTGCGTGCCTGTTCGGCGTACGCCTCTTGATACTTTGTTGGGCGCGCCATGTTTATGCTCCGGTAGTGAACAGGTCTAACGCTTCCTTCGATTTACGCACCGCTTCGATAGTGCGGGTCGTGATATCTGAATTAGCGCCACCTGACTGGAAGTGAATTTTGAATAGCTCAAGCTTCAGCTCGTCAGTGCCAATGAATTGAAACGTTTCCTCTGCGGCTGCGTTCTGGTTCATGACCAGCTTGTAAATCTCTAACTGGAATTTCTGTTCTTCAGTCATGGGAATAATCTCTGCCATTGTTGGCTCCGTTTATCCGTTAAAAGGGATATCAGTTAAGTTATCCCGTGTAGGGTATAAGCCATTATCAAAGCCACTCTGTAGGGAATGGCTTTTGTGATGGCAATAAAAAAGGCCGCCTGAGCGACCTTTCATTTTTCATCCGTTTTAATCATCTGGGTAATTAAGCGGCATCCAGTGTGTAACCTTGCTTGCTCCTGAATCGATGAATGCCTTGGTTCTCTGCCAGTAAGAGCCCATACATGATAGTTTGAACACGTCACCAGTATCAGTAAGAGCTATAACCTCTTTAGACCACATCCCTTCTTTGCTTTCTGGTAGTCGGTGTTCAACATTGATCCATTGGTTTCCGTTATCATCCATCACAACCTCGTCTAGTTGTTCGCCATAGATTCAGTGGCAGGCGGTGACGAGTCCGCTTTTCGGGAGCTACCCTAGCCACTGCTTGATTCTATCCGATGTCTTTCCATCAGTCCGCCACCACAAAGAATCTTTTTTGCCATAAGGCTGGAGGTTCATCTTTCAGTGGCTGCCAGTGTTATTTCCCCACTTTCTGGCTTGGGTTGTTTCGCTGTACTGCCGCAACTGGTTGCCCAGAATAAATTCCGGTTTCATTATCAAGCCCACCCGTAGATAGGCTTTGTAATGACTTACCCCAGCTTTGCTCGCACCAGCGCATCTTTAGCTTCGAGCAGCTTGCGGAGACCTGCTGACTTTTCAGCACTGTCCGGCAGTGATTCATCCATCAGTGTCGCAAGGTCACCGATTGGCTTACTTATTTCCTGCAGATGCGCAGGGAGGTGTTGATAAGCGAAATACTTCATGATTGGAGATGACATTATTTACCCTCGGTTAGTAAAAAGCCTCGCTATTACGAGGCTATGATTGTTCATTTCAGGCACTGCGTGTTGATGTATTCCTGCAGCGCTCTCAGTGATGTTTGGTCGCTGATGATTCCGGATCTGATACTGAGAACGTTTCGTCCAGCAACTGGAGAGAGTTCGACGGTGGCATCATTGCCCATGCCGGAGGTGCGGGAGGTTTCGGTTGAGGCTGGCACTTGACACTTTCCTTTGACGAGCACCCTGCCACCATTATCAAGCTTGCGCCGAAGAGCATCATTTTCAGCTTTCGCATCAGCTAACTCCTTCGTGTATTTTGCATCGAGCGCAGCAACATCACGCTGACGCTGCTGCATGTCAGAGATGGTGGCGGTCGCCTGCTTCAGCTCACTGACTTTTTTATCGCGCTGCTCTTTGTAGGCGATTGCGTTATCACGGTAATGATTAACAGCCCATGACAGACAGACGATGATGCAGATAACCAGAGCGGAGATAATCGCGGTTACTCTGCTCATACCTCAATCTCTCTGACCGTTCCGCCAGCTTCTTTGAATTTTGCAATCAGGTTGTCAGCCTTATGCTCGAACTGACCATAACCAGCGCCCGGCAGTGAAGCCCAGATATTGCTGCAACGGTCGATTGCCTGACGAATATCACCGCGATCAATCATCGGTAAAGCGCCACGCTCTTTAATCTGCTGCAATGCCACAGCGTCCTGGCTTTTCGGAGAGAAATCTTTCAGGCCAAGCTGCTTACGGTAGGCATCCCACCAACGGGAAAGAAGCTGGTAACGTCCGGCTGCTGTTGATTTGAGTTTGGGGTTTAGCATGACAAGTTTGCGAGGGTGATCGGAGTAATCAGTGAATAGCTCTCCGCCTACAATGACGTCATAACCATGATTTCTGGTTTTCTGACGTCCGTTATCAGTTCCCTCTGACCACGCCAGCATATCGAGGAACGCCTTACGTTGATTATTGATTTCCACCATCTTCTACTCCGGCTTTTTTAGCAGCGAAGCGTTTGATAAGCGATCCAATCGAGTCAGTACCGATGTAGCCGATAAACACGCTCGTTATATAAGCGAGATTGCTACTTAGTCCGGCGAAGTCGAGAAGGTCACGAATGAACCAGGCGATAATGGCGCACATCGTTGCGTCGATTACTGTTTTTGTAAACGCACCGCCATTATATCTGCCGCGAAGGTACGCCATTGCAAACGCAAGGATTGCCCCGATGCCTTGTTCCTTTGCCGCGAGAATGGCGGCTAACAGGTCATGTTTTTCTGGCATCTTCATGTCTTACCCCCAATAAGGGGATTTGCTCTATTTAATTAGGAATAAGGTCGATTACTGATAGAACAAATCCAGGCTACTGTGTTTAGTAATCAGATTTGTTCGTGACCGATATGCACGGGCAAAACGGCAGGAGGTTGTTAGCGCAACCTCATGCCACCCGCTTTCACGAGGTCATGTGTAGAAGGCCGCAGCGTAACTATCACTGATGAATTCAGGATAGCCAGTGGCTACGGCTCAGTTATGGTGCTGGTTAACGGACTTGAACCGCTACCCATTCGCTTACAAGGCGACTGCTCTACCATTGGAGCTAAACCAGCATATTTGGCGGGACAGCGTGGACTCGAACCACGATAAGAAGGTTAACAGCCTTCCGTAATGACCTTTATACGACTGACCCAAATAAAAAAAGCCACCGTTGCAACTTAAGAGTCACTAACGGCAGCTTATGCGAATAGTGTTGCTCATTTGCTCAATGATGTCAACACGTTCTATGCTACATGTTTAATTTTCTCTACACGTTTCCGGTTTTTAAACGCACTATCCAGAACCGGGTAAATCATAAACAACGAGGCATTGAGGATTTCGTCAACTTCCCGTCGACAGGTTGCGAGCGATGGTTTTTGAATGCGCCCGCCGCCCCGGCATAACATCTTGCGAGGTCTTGCGACGCGATGATAGTAAGATGCAATGGCGTGCTTGGAAGAGCCGTGGGCGTAGTAGCTGAGGAGGATGCCAAAGGCTTTCTTGTCAATGTACATGACGGAATCGACGACCTGAGAAATCAACATTCCATCATCATCATTACACATTGGCCTTGTCATAACTCTTCCCGGCTCTACGCTCTCCATGAACTTAGCTATTACGCTACTCATGCGCTTTTCCAGACGACCTGAATAAACCCATGCCCCCCACAGTTCAAGCCAGCCATTCAGCCACTCGTGCTGTTCTTTGGTGAGGTTTAGTTCTCTTATGCCCATGCGCCTTCTCCCTTGTGATCTGGAATGGTTTTTACTGAGAACGTCATGCGGCCTCACTTCTGCTGTTTCGCAGGTCTTTGAGTTTCTGCTGATACTCCGCCTTGATGGCCCTGCACTCTTCGACAGTCCAGCGATGGCGGTTATGGTTTGATTCGATTTCGTCTACTGCTTCCTGCCCGATGCGGCTAATCAGTTCGACGCGATACGGAACGAGATTTCCGCTTTTGTGCTGGTTGCACACCACGCATTGCTTGTGAATATTGCGTTCATCAAATCGGAGTTGAGGTGCCGCAGCAGTTGTCCGGTAATGTCCGGCATCCCACTGAGCAGACGTGAGCGTTCCGCAAGAGATACATGGTAAGTCGCGGTCTCTTTCTCTGATGAAGGCGTTTACGGCTTGTTGGGCTTGTTTAATCCAGTAACTGCGGGGCTTTAAGGCGAGTTTTCTAATCTTAAGTTTATCTTTCTGTTTCTGCTCCTCTCGTCGTCGTTTCTTCTCTGCTGCTTTTTCCGCTTTTTCGCGTTCTTTGCTTCGTCGTTCGAGTGCTATCTTGGTTCCACACTCTGGAGAGCACCACCACTGATTGGCGAATGCAGGGTGAAACCATTCCCGACATTCATCGTTTTTACATCGTCTTCGCGCTGGTTTAGCCATCGTCTTCTTCCTCGTGCATCGAGCTATTCGGATCGCTCATCAGTTCTGCGCAGCAGTACTCACACACGTGAACTTCCAGCACATGCAGCTTCTGACCGCAGTTAGCGCACGTTAAAGCTCGCTCGACGCTTTCTTTCTGGTATTGAAGGGATTGGGATGGACTAAGCATTATTGGATTCTCTGCATCATGAGAAAGACAATCATGGCGGCGCGGAGGGGATTTTCATGTATAGCTCGCTTAGATTTACAATAGGCCACACCGCGTGCACCCCACTCGTCTTCATCGAGATTGATAATGCTAATCCTGTATTTTTCAATAATCGGCCATGCGTCTGCTGGGTTTGCGCATGGGTTAAAGGATCCGCGCTCAACTTCTACTTCAACTGCGTCTCCGTTTACAATGTCTCCCTCAAATGAGACGAACACCATATCGCCATTCTCACCTTCCTTATAATCAGGTGATCCGTTATGAATGGCTTCGAATACCGCCACGTTAATTTCAAAATCACTTAACTGTGAATAATCCATTGTCATTTCCTCGCACGATGTCTTAGCCACCGGATATCCCACAGGTGAGCCGTGTAATTGAAGGTTTTTACGTCAGATTCTTTTGGGATTGGCTTGCGTTTATTTCTGGAGCGCTTCGTTGGAAGGTATTTGCAGTTTTCGCAGATGATGTCGGTGATACTTCGTCGCTGTCGCCTCATGCCGCCCTGTCTCCCCATCTTGCTTTCCACTCCAGAGCCAGTCGCGCTTCGTCTGACCACTTAACGCCACGCTCTGTACCGAATGCCTGTATAAGCTCTAATAGCTCCGCAAATTCGCCTACACGCATCCTGCTGGTTGACTGGCCTATTACCACAAAGCCATTCCCGGCAAGGTTAGGAACAACGTCCTGCTGCTTTAATGCTGCGGTAAACACACACTTCCAGCTTTCTGCATCCAGCCAGCGACCATGCCATTCAACCTGACGAGAGACGTCACCAAGGCAAGCCCAAAGCTTTCGATTCTGGTCTAAGCTGCGGTTGCGTTCCTGAATGGTTACTACGATTGGTTTGGTTGGGTCTGGAAGAATTTGCTGTACCGCGTGAATAGCGTTTTGCTGATGTGCTGGAGATCGAATTTCAAAGGTTAGTTTTTTCATGACTTCCCTCTCCCCCAAATAAAAAGGCCTGCGATTACCAGCAGGCCTGTTATTAGCTCAGTGATGTAGATGGTCATACGTCCGCCCCTTGTGCATATCGTCTGCCACGCGCAGCAGGTGCATTTGATGCTGTGCAAATCTGTCTGGCTTCATCCTGGTCACATGCAACAAAGTGTCCGTTACAGAACCGCTGGTAAACCGTACCAAGTGAGCCAAAACGGTTTTTCGTCACGATGATTTCAGCAAATGGCGCGGCGCTACTGTTCTCGTCATATACCGCTTCCCGATAGAGCATGATGATTGAGTCTGCGTCCTGCTCAATGCTTCCTGAATCACGCAAATCTGCGTTTGTCGGGCGTTTGTTTGGTCGCTTCTCAACATCGCGCGAAAGCTGACTCAGGGAGATAACCGGTGTTTTCAGGTCTTTCGCCATCGCCTTCAGGCTTCCGGAGATGTGAGCAATTGCGAGGTCGTTGCGGTCTGCTTTCGGCTTCTCAATCAGGCCAAGATAATCCGCCATGATGAGTGAGAGGTTTGGATTTTCCTGTTTGTGCCGTTCTGCGATTGAGCGTATTTCTTCGACCGATAACCGCGAGGCATCGACTACCCATACATCCAAATCTGCAAGCTGACTCATGCCGTTAGCAACACGTGCCCAGCCCTCGTCATCCATCGATGCAGGATTTCGCAGTACGCTAACCGACATCCTCCCGGCGTTGGCAATGCTTCGCTCTGCAATCTGCAATGCGCTCATTTCCATTGAGAAAATCAATACCCCGCGCCGGACGTCAGAACCAGGAATAACGCGGCTTGCAACGCCTTCGGCAATCTTCAGCGCCAGTTCGGTTTTCCCCATACCAGGACGAGCAGCGATTATCACCAGGTCTTCCGCGTTCATCCCTCCGGTGATGGCATCAAGTTCTTCGATTCCGGTCTTCATGGTATCTGACTCTTCTCCGTTCCTCAGACGCCTGTCAAGCGTGTCAGTGTAGTCAGTAATGATTTCCCCTAACCGTACAGGTTTTACCTCGTCACGGGGCTTTCTGATGGCTGAGAGACGCTTTACAAGCTCATCCATCGCCTGACTCGATGCGTCGATGGTTCCGCTCTGAATTGGTTCACGCATTTCATCCATGATTTCCAGCACCAGACGGCGGTGATAGTTATCCGCGACCATTCCGGCATATCCCTTCAGGTTTGCGGCACTCGGGCAGTTTTTGCTGGTCATCAGGATTGACGTGAAATGCTCCTCTCCGCACGCCTCGGCAACCATCAGCGCGTCGATTAGGTTTCTGTTTCGCGCCTGCTTGCGGATAACCTCGAAGGCTTTCCGGTAGAGCGGAATTGAAAACGCTTCCGGCTCAAGCGTTGCCAGAACGTCACTGGCAGTTGGTGTTAATCCACCAATCAGCAGGCCACCGATAACGCTCGCTTCGATATCCTGTTTCATGCAATCCCCCTGTCTGCAAACTTTCCTTCCCGTACTCCCGTTAACGAATCTTCCCTCAGCAGGTAATCAAAATCTGCCGTCCAGCCCGTGTCGTTGTCTCCGAAGTAAAACGGCTTGGCCTGATGCACAAACGCCCTGACATACGCTCTGAAACCGTCCACGTTTGGCGTTTTCAGTTGCGGGATGATTTTCTTCAGGCGGCGTTTGCGTTTCTCGTTGACCGCAACAGCGTGTGGCAGTCTGTCACCGACTTCGGTGTTGTAGGCGTTCAGGAAGGATTCGTAGTCGATTCGTTCTGCCTTGCGACGTTCATGTTTAACCTGCCCATCGCCTCCCCCATTGGGGGGTAGGGGGGTATTATTTATATTCTTGTTAATACCTTCTTGTTCATGATGTGCGGTTGTTTGTGCGGCTTCATGTGCTCTTTCATGTGCGGCATGTACGCTGAAAGCCGCGCCATTACTGGCTTCATCATGTGCGGCATCATGTGCGGTTGTTTGTGCGGCTTCATGTGCGGGTGAATTGTCCATTTTTTGAGCATATTCATGGTAATTTGTGATGGTGATCACACGACCTTTTTGCTTCTCTCCATCAATGGTGATCATCCCCTCTTTCACAAAAACCTGAAGCATCCGCTCAACCTGATCACGGCTTGCCGGCTTGCCATGCCTGTCGCATAACTGAAGACCTAAATCAGCTGCTGTCACAACCAGTTGACCGGGTTGCAGATGCCATTCATGACCTTTGAAATTCGCTTTGTATGGCTTTCTGGCGGCATTCAGGAGAAGGTTTTCCCACAGGGTGCGAAGATAAACATCTTTCGCCCATGACTGTTTCAGAATGCTCCGGTACAACGGAATGTAACCAGTTTTCTGGTTCTCCATCCTGTTGCTCCTGCGCTCGTGTGCGGCGCTGAAATCGTAGATTTTTGCTGTATTGCTCATAACTACCTGCCTTGACGAAAGACCTTAAGAACATCGTTAAACTGACTTACGGATATGTCTTCTTTGAGCAGCTTTTCCAGAAATGCGTTTGGAATGAACGTATATCCCTCCTCTTTTGGTAGAGACGGGAGCAACGCCCTCGCCTCAGCCTTCAGAAGCTCAGTTCTGGCAACTTTCACAAAAGAGATTTGAGTTCTTTCATCAATGGAACGAAGGAAGCGCAAACGCTTAGCTTCTTTGTGTGTATCAGGTGGATTAAAGCCTTTGTTTCGCATATAATTACCTCGTTGGATGTTGTTAAAATTCCATTTGTATTTGATCAGAACGCTCGGTTGCCGCCGGGCGTTTTTTATTGGTGAGAATCGAAGCAACTTGTCGTGCCAATCGAGCCATATCGTCGTCAACGACGCCCCATTCAAGAACAGCAAGCAGCATTGAGAACTTTGGAATCCAGTCCCTCTTCCACCTGCTGATCTGCGACTTATCAACTCCCACAGCTTCCGCTGTCTTCTCAGTTCCAAGCATTGCGATTTTGTTAAGCAACGCACTCTCGATTCGTAGAGCCTCGTTGCGTTTGTTTGCACGAACCATATGTAAGTATTTCCTTAGATAACAATTGATTGAATGTATGCAAATAAATGCATACACCATAGGTGTGGTTTAATTTGATGCCCTTTTTCAGGGCTGGGATGTGTAAGAGCGGGGTTATTTATGCTGTTGTTTTTTTGTTACTCGGGAAGGGCTTTACCTCTTCCGCATAAACGCTTCCATCAGCGTTTATAGTTAAAAAAATCTTTCGGCCTGCATGAATGGCCTTGTTGATCGCGCTTTGATATACGCCGAGATCTTTAGCTGTCTTGGTTTGCCCAAAGCGCATTGCATAATCTTTCAGGGTTATGCGTTGTTCCATACAACCTCCTTAGTACATGCAACTATTATCACCGCTAGAGGTAAAATAGTCAACACGCACGGTGTTAGATATTTATCCCTTGCGGTGATAGATTTAACGTATGAGCGCAAAAAAGAAACCATTAACACAAGAGCAGCTTGAGGACGCACGTCGCCTTAAAGCAATTTATGAAAAAAAGAAAAATGAACTTGGCTTATCCCAGGAATCTGTCGCAGACAAGATGGGGATGGGGCAGTCAGGCGTTGGTGCTTTATTTAATGGCATCAATGCATTAAATGCTTATAACGCCGCATTGCTTGCAAAAATTCTCAAAGTTAGCGTTGAAGAATTTAGCCCTTCAATCGCCAGAGAAATCTACGAGATGTATGAAGCGGTTAGTATGCAGCCGTCACTTAGAAGTGAGTATGAGTACCCTGTTTTTTCTCATGTTCAGGCAGGGATGTTCTCACCTGAGCTTAGAACCTTTACCAAAGGTGATGCGGAGAGATGGGTAAGCACAACCAAAAAAGCCAGTGATTCTGCATTCTGGCTTGAGGTTGAAGGTAACTCAATGACCGCACCAACAGGTTCCAAACCTAGTTTTCCTGACGGGATGTTAATTCTGGTTGACCCTGAGCAAGCTGTTGAGCCCGGCGATTTCTGCATAGCCAGACTTGGTGGTGATGAATTTACCTTCAAGAAACTGATCAGGGATAGCGGTCAGGTGTTTCTACAACCACTAAACCCGCAATATCCAATGATCCCATGCAATGAGAGTTGTTCCGTTGTGGGGAAAGTTATCGCCAGCCAATGGCCTGAAGAGACGTTTGGGTAAAGAGGATAGATGGAGTTTAATGGCCATGAGTATCAAGCGGTCAAAAAGAAGTTCATCTATTCATTGAAAGCATAAGGCCATCTGAGTATATCCGTAATGATCTGGATATTGTCTATAACATCAATGACCGGACGATAGATATCGGTGAGCAGCGTCCTGTATGGCAGGGTGAGGCAGGTGAAAAAACGTCCTGCCATCAACAAGAATCAAGTGCATCCGCTCTCTGGACAGATGGAAAATTTATTGGATGCAAAAAGATATGAAATAACACCTGTATAGCACGGAGCTTTCTCTGACCGATGCACTTGAAGTTGTTAGGGCTGACCCAGCCTGCTGTTTCTTTAGGTAAGAGAAAAGAGATTTAGGAGATGAAAGGTCGCAGAGGTGCGGCCTTTTTTATTGAGAGTGGATCTTGAACGGAAATTCTCAAGACTTGAGTCTTGCATGCAAATCAATTCCTGGATAAACTCGATCTGAGTCAATAACTTAGAGAGAGAGCAAATGGCAAAGTCAAACGTTAGCGTGCAGGCATTCAAGGACTTCCTTGAAGAGCTTATGTCGCTGAACATAATGAAGGAGGCCACCGCTCGAAATTTAAAAAACTCATCCGCTCGCCTCTTAACGGTAGTCCAAGAAGAGGAAATGGGTGATGTTACTCAGCTTGATGTGAATGAGCTTGCCGAGCGATACATCAACGCAACTGAGCCGAAGCCTAGCGACAGCAGCATTACTGCATATAAAAGCCGCATGGAAAGTGCAATCAAAAAGTTTGTAGCTTTCCAGTCTGGTGAAGAAATCCCATACACTCCGATTGACAAAGAATCCAGTGAGGAAAAAGATTTGACTGGCGAACCAACAAAAGTCGAAGGCAAGGCTAATGCACTTCATACCTATGATCTTCCAGTAGTTCTTCGACCTGAATCAGGGGTTACAGTAACGATTAAAGGCATTCCTAACGATATCACAAACGAAGAAGCCGAACGCATCTCTTCAATTCTGAAGGTTTACGTTCGGCCTCAATAATGCAAAAGCATTCAGCACAATGTCCAACTCCCCAGTCCGACATTGATGCTGTTTAACCAGAGCCTCCAAAAGGAGCCCTTGTTAAGGTACACAATATTTGCGATGTAACCTTAGCGCGTCTGGTACATTTTTTCAAGCGGTTGTAGGGCTGCCGCCAATATGAGAAAACACAGATGTCTACATACAATTTGAATGACCAATTCGATCGAGAAGTTCATGTGAATGCCTATGAACGGATAAGGCATGGAAATCTTGAACATGTGTGTGAGCATTATCGCTCAAGGCCACACCGCTAATCATCAACCCGGCCTCCATGCCGGGTTTTCTTTTCCTCTCGCCCAAAAAAACACATAACCAATTGTATTTATTGGAAAATAAATAGATACAACTCACTAAACAACGCAATTCAGATCTCTCGATCACCTTCCCAATCCACACAACCATGCAAAAAATAAATCTATATAAAAAAACATACAGATAACCATCTGCGGTGATAAATTATCTCTGGCGGTGTTGACATGAATACCACTGGCGGTGATACTAAGCGCATCAGCAGGACGCACTGACCACCATGAAGGTGATGCTCTTAAAAATTAAGCCCTGAAGAAGGGCAGCATTCAAAGCAGAAAGCTTTGAGTAGCGCGAAATGCAGCTGCAAGACAGCAACCGTGGAGATAAGCATCACGGCGCGTTACTCAAAGCTAACTGACAGGAGAATTCAGATGGATGCACAAGCACGCCGCCGCGAACGTCGCGCAGAGAAACAGGCTCAATGGAAAGCAGCAAATCCCCTGTTGGTTGGGGTAAGCGCAAAACCAGTTAACCGCCCTATTCTCTCGCTGAATCGCAAACCGAAATCACGAGTAGAAAGCGCACTGAATCCGATAGACCTTACGGTACTGGCTGAATACCACGAACAGATTGAAAGCAACCTGCAACGTATTGAGCGCAAGAATCAGCGCACATGGTACAGCAAGCCACGCAGTGAAATGGGTGTGACTTGTGTTGGTCGCCAGAAAATGAAATTAGGCAGCAAACCACTTATTTGAGAGGAATTAATATGTCATCAATCCGCTTAACTACGAGAATGAAAGAGGAAATCGCTCGTAACGCTTTAATTAAGTCTGGGGTTTTCACTGAACTTGAAGAAGTAACAAAGTTAAAGAACCAGCTTGCACTTGACGCCAGAGTTATTGCGTTTGGCGGTAAAAAGAAAACTGAGGAAGTGAATCAGTTATCATCCAAGTTGGTAGCTATAAGTGAAGAACTTGGAAAGATTGGATGTTCATTTTACTCATACGATGTTCGTTCTACTTCAATTTATCTGACTGTATCTGGCAGAAGGGTTGGATGGCTTTCATATGGGAAAGACGGCAACGGCGAAGATATATTGCTCCCTACTCCGAACAAAGATAAATGCATGTTTAGCGCAGAACACGAAATAACAAAAAGGTTTGATGAAATCTGCGCATTGCAACAAAAACTTGAAGCCAAGAAAAAGGATATCGAATCAAATGTATGGGCTGCTTTGAACTCAGTCACAACAGTTAAGCGACTTATTGAGGTTTGGCCTGAAAGCAAAGAATTGCTACCAAAAGAAGCAGATAAAGCAAGTACAGCACTTCCTGCTTTACGGGTAGAAGATTTGAATAAGATGATTGGACTTCCTTCCGAGGCCGCATAGTCGGCCTTTATTTTTGACATAAACAACAGAATAAACACTGCACTGTGTATTCATTCCAACGAGTGAATACACGGAGCAATGTCGCTCGTAACCAAACAGGAGCCGACTTGTTCTGATTATTGGAAATCTTCTTTGCCCTCCAGTGTGAGGGCCTTTTTATATGCATACCAATAACGCTTCATTCGAGGCGTTTTCGTTATGCAATCAAATATAAGGAGTTACCCATGATGCACTTTCAGCTCGCGGGTAGCGGCGTCATGTCCGCTTTCTACCCGCACGAATCTGAATTATCACGCCGAGTTAAACAATTAATCAGAGCAGCAAAGAAACAACTGGAGGCGTTATGCGCAATGAAATAGCCATCAATCACCAGATGCTTCGTGCAGCACAAAACAAAGCAGTAATAGCCAGGTTTATTGGTGATTCAAAAATGTGGCTTGAAGCAAATAAAGCGATGAAATCAGCTATCAACCTTCCGTGGTATCGCAGGAAATGAGTTTTACAGATAACTGGTCAGACGAAGAATTCATTCGTCAGATGAAAGAAATGCTCAATCAGCACAAAGAACAGGAGAAAGATGATGATTCTGACTCTGAATGATAAGCGTGAAATATCGCAAATAATCGCAAGTTTTACTGATGAAGATTACGAACGAATCAACAGTGAAGTTGATCGCCTCTGCAAACGTTGCGACCCAATAAGCGAAATGCTTCGCTCATATAAACCAGATGAACACACTAAGGACGCTATCGACTGGCTGGAAGATGATGACTGTAACTATCAGAAAAAAGCCGCTGAATGGTTCTGGGATGCAATAACCGAAAGAGTTAAGGCTGAATATGCCTTCGCAATATTCAAACGCAGACACATTTTTGGAGAAGCTGCATGAGCAATATCGTTGAATTCGTTAAACAGCAGGAGCAGTTATTCTGCGGAGCATTGACTGAACAGACGGTGACATGGGCTAAGGAAAGCCAGTTTGCAATTCAGTATTTCCAGAAAAACGATTACCTGGCTAAAACAGCACTGGCAAATCCAACCAGCGCACAGAACGCCATCATCAATGTTGCGGCGATCGGCATCACCTTAAACCCGGCCAGCAAACTGGCTTATCTGGTTCCTCGCGACGGCATGGTGTGCCTTGATATCAGCTATATGGGATTGCTCCATATTGCAATGGAGTCTGGTGTTATCTCATGGGGTCAGGCAAAACTTGTTCATGCTAACGATACCTATGAGTCAAACGGGCTTGATAAAGCACCAACCCATAAATACAACGCCTTCGGTGACCGTGGTGATATCGTTGGCGTTTACTGCACAGTTAAGACGCCAGCAGGTGATTATCTAACGGAAGAGATGAGTCTGGCTGAAATTGAGGCTGTAAGGAAAACAAGCAAGGCAGCATTCAGCGATAAAGGACCATGGGTAAATCACTGGAATGAGATGGCGCGAAAGACGGTCGTAAAGCGTGCAAGCAAGTATTGGCCTAAGGCATCACGCCTTGATAGTGCTATTCACGTACTAAACGAAGAAGAAGGCGTGTGGACCGAACCAGTTATGCCGCACAAATCAGAGGAAGATATCCGCGAAGATGAACGGAAACGCCAGCAGGAAATAATGGATAAAGCACAACTTCTTTGCGATGAAATGGCTCAGGCAGAAAACATGGATGATTTGAAGCGATATTTTGCAGAAGCATATCGCCTGACATCTGGAATGAAATTGCAGCAGAACGTACAAGCCATTTACATAGAATGCAAAGCGAAACTGGAGGTTGCCAGTGAGCAAACTGTATGAAATTGCCAATGAATACGCAAAATTGATGGATTCAGATTTAGAACCAGAGATGATTGCTGACACAATAGAAGGCATGGAAGGAGAATTTACCGATAAAATAGAGCAACTTCTTGCCATTATTAAAAATGAATCTGGTTATGCTGAACGCCTCAAGGAAGAGGCAAAGTCACTGAATGAGCGAGCCGCAGTAATTCAAAATAAGATTGGCAGCATTATGGCGTATATAGCGTCATCGCTTGAAATGGTTGGCAAGAAAAAGATTAGAGCAGGTATTCACCAGGTAACAATCCGCAAACCGTCAGAAACTGTAGAAATCATCGACTCAAGCGCCCTTCCTCCTGAATACGTTGAGTTTGAAACGACAATTAAAGCCGACAAACTGGCAATCAAACACCAACTAAAAGCAGGAATAAATATCCCCGGCGCTCAACTCAAAGTTGGGAAACCTTCACTTCTTATCAAATAACGGTATCGCCTATGAAAAAGACTCCATGGGAGAAATGGGAAGTCGATTTCTTGCGCGAAGTGGCGGCGACAATGCCAGTTGAAGTTATCGCTGAAAAACTGGAAAGGACTGAAAAAGCAGTAATGGCGAAAGCAACAAGGATTGGCGCTGACATTGTTAGCCGACTTCGTGGAAGACGATGGACAAGAGCCGAAGTATCACTTTTCGGTAAGTTCTCCGCAGAAGAAATAGCAATTGCAACCTGCCGCTCAATTTATTCAGTAAGAGCTATGCGATACAAGCTAAAAAAACTCGATGAAGAAAGAGCAGGCATACGAATAAATTAACATGGAGTAATTAACAATGAAGCTAAACATCGACCTCGGAAAATACGTTATTACCGGAACCAAACACGACCTGATTCTTAGCGAAAGAGGAATTATCAAAGAAGGCGAGAATGCAGGGAAAGAAACGCTCAGTCGTATCGGTTATTACAGCAAGTTTGAGCATCTGGTTAAAGAGTTATGCAACCGTGAAATCCTGTTATCTCAGGCGCAGACGCTACAGGATATTCAGCAGCATATCGAGACTTTAGGTGTGTCACTTAGCATGGCTATTGACCAGTTCGTGGAGAGTAAATCATGAGAGGACTTGCATACAATCCCGGCATTCTTCCGGCAGAAATGATTATTCGCCAACGCGTAAAGCCAATGCCATCGAGAGAGGAATTACTTAAGCGAAAGAGTTTCGGTTCTGTTAATGACAACAAATATCTGAATGCGATGTTGCGGAGTGGGAAGAAATGAAACAAATGACACTAATTGAGATGGATGGTTTTCTGAAAGGCAAATGCATCCCACGAGATTTAAAGGTCAACGAAACAAACGCTGAATATCTGGTGCGTAAATTTGCTGAAGCGGAGGCCAAGATTTCGGCTCTGTCCGAAGACCAGCAGAGAGCGATTGAGTCAATTAAGCAGGCTTATTCGGCTGTTAAGTTGGCACACGAGAAGTTTTCAGCGCTGGCGGTGGAGAATGCGGGGCTGAAGAAGTTCTGCAAAGACGCTGCATTCGATGCCGATTACGAAGCAGAGCTAGGTATGGAGAGAGGTGGATTCAGTGATGCACTTAACGAAATCAAAACCCCGGCCACCGACGCATTCCTGGCTGAAGTACGTGCGCAGGGGGTGGAGATGTTTGCGGAGTGTGCATACACACTTGAACATCATGATCACGCAGTAGCTTTTGCCGCCGAGCTACGTGAAGGAGGCAACAAGTGACTGTATGTCTTATTGATAAACGTCGACGTGGGCAACAAATACCATCTGTTGAAATGCCGAATCACACATGGTTTTGCGTACTTGATATCGATGGTATGGATACGTTGATCGACACTCGTCATTACTGCGATACCGCAACAGCTACTCCTGCAAAAGCAAAGAAAATGGCTGCTCTGATAGAAAACTGGACTCCACCTGATGGTTGGTGCAATGGGAATGATCGAGATTGGCACGAAAAAATGAAGGGCTATATCTGCGATTTTTTACGTAAATGCAACGGATTCAGGGTGATGTGACATGAACAAGATTGACTATCAGGCACTGCGTGAGATAGCAAAACAGGCAACACAAAGCGAATGGGTCGCATTTATTTCGCCGGGTACTGGGACGTATGCGGTGCATACGCCCGGTGATAAACGATGTGAAGACGTTATCAAATGGACCGGCTTTGATGGACAGAAAAACGCAGAGAACAACGCTCGTTATATCGCAGCTTTCAACCCAGAAGTAGTGCAGGCGTTGCTGGACGAGCTGGAAGGCAAAGACAAACTGATTGCCGAGCTTGGAAAACAATGCTCCGAATGGGAGCGAAAAGCATTAAGTAACTTTGAAGAGTGTGCTGCGATGGCTGAACGTATCGAAGAGATGAGTAAGCAAAGTTGCGAAGCCCGGGAGCGTGATTTGTTTGAATCATGGGTAATGCATTCAATTTGTATCTCCAAATCGACGCTTGAAGGATTGCGCACTGAAACTGGATACCGTAACGCGACCTTATCAGGCACAGACTTCAACCGAATGTGGGGACAATGGAAATCTATCCGCGCCGCTGGCATTCGCATCAAAGGAGAGTGATATGACCACTATTACCAAAGAGCGACTGCTGACAATCAGGCAGTGGCGCGAAACATACGGACCTGGTAGCAACGTTGTACTGCCAGCAGAAGAAGCGGAAGAACTGGCACGGATTGCTCTGGCATCGCTGGAAGCAGAACCGGTGGCGTGGAAGGTAACTTTCACGCAAATTGACCGTGAATATAACACGTTCACTGGTATGTATTCTGACAAAGCAGAAGTCGAACGGTGGGTGCGGCTGCATAAAGCATGTAATTTTCTGGCAGATATAACACCGCTTTATACCGCCAAGCCAGTGCCGGTAACTCCGGATGGTTGGATAAGCTGTAGTGAGCGAATGCCGGATAAGTTAATTCCGGTAATGGTCATGTATGAAGACGGTGAGATGTGGTCTGCAATGTGGAATGGCAATCGCTGGGATGATGGCACCGAATATCCGGATCCGCACTCAGTTACGCACTGGTGTGAAATGCCAGCAGCACCGCAGCAGGAGGTGAAGTGATGGACTCCTTCGCGAAATATACGATTATTGACTGGATAGCATTCCTTCAGGTTTTGCTCATCTGGTTTTATATGGCTTACAGGAGTGGGCAGTGGATTGTCAGTGTAGCCTGTAGCAAGGGATGGCGTTGGTGGAACCGAAAGAATAAAAAAGCGCTGGCCTTGGATTCGTTTTACGAAGCATTCAATCTTAACAGCCTTCAGCCTGGTTCTGTCATTGTTGTCACCACTCAAAGCGGCATAACCATTCAGATTCATAAACCAAAAGAGGAAAAATGATGTGGCCTATATGTGTTAATTGCGGACGGATGTGCCTATCTGGATGGTGCCGAAAGTACGACAAATGCACGAAGAAAAGACAATAACAATCCTCGCACTCGCGGGGATTTCTTTTATCTGAACTCGCTACGGCGAGTTTTGTTTTATGGAGATGATAAATGCACTTCCGAGTCACAGGTGAATGGAATGGAGAACCATTCAACAGGGTTATCGAAGCAGAGGACATCAACGACTGCTATAACCACTGGATGATATGGGCGCAGATAGCGCATGCAGACGTAACAAATATTCGAATTGAAGAACTGAAAGAACACCAAACCGCCTGATGGCGGTTTTTTATTGCCTGATTTGCAGGTTCGATTCCCTATTCGGAGATAGCACTCATGCAACACGAACTACAGCCTGATTCACTGGTTGATTTGAAATTCATCATGGCCGATACTGGCTTCGGTAAAACCTTCATCTATGACCGGATTAAGTCCGGCGACCTGCCAAAAGCCAAAGTTATCCACGGGCGAGCAAGATGGTTATATCGTGACCATTGTGAATTCAAAAATAAGCTCTTAAGCCGCGCCAATGGGTAAAATAGCGGGTAAAATATTTCTCACATCTAAAAAACACCATTCTAATCAATCCCCTGTCGCGTCAAGTAGATGTCTGCAGGGGACACCATTTATCCTTCCAACGAAATCTACCTTCCCCGCGTAAAAGTTGGGTTTGGCAGCACACTTGCCCTAAATCTACTCATTTTCCCTGCAACAGGTTGAAATCTCAGCACTGTGCGGCGATGACTAAACAGCCCCGGGCCTGGCAATGTAATCATCACACAGAATCCTGATCGCGAAATCTGGCTTGACTCGATACTTCACTCCGCAATGCATTCCTTGATGGATTAGCAGGCCCGTGATACACGGGACAGGTCGCTGAATTACGACAATTTCCTGGAAATCAGCGAACCGCGTATCATGAGTACATTTGAGCGACTGTTCCAGAACATGAATGAGGCGTTTGGATTAGGCGATTATTAGCCGCGCTAAGCATTTGGGTATTATTATTTTCCGGTTGAGGGATATAGAGCTATCGACAACAACCGGAAAGAGTTTACGTCTATATTGCAGAAGGTACAGGCGTTTCCATCACCATTTGCTCACGTTTTTTACTCAGGAAGAAAATGCCAAATAACAACATCAGGCAGACAATACCCGAAATTACGAAGAAAACCGTCTGGTAACCTGCATGGTCAAAAAGTATTCCAGTCGGCGTTGAAAGCAACACAATCCCCAACGAACTGGCAATTTGAAAACCAATCAGAAAGATCGTCGACGACAGGCGCTTATCAAAGTTTGCCACGCTGTATTTGAAGACGGAAATGACACACAGTGGAACCTCAATGGCATGTAACAGCTTCACTAATGAAATAATCCAGGGATTAACGAACAGTGCGCAGGAAAGAATACGCAACGCCATAATCACAACACCGATAAGTAATGCATTTTTTGGCCCTACCCGATTAACAAAGAAAGGAATAATGGCCATGCACAGCGCTTCGAGTACAACCTGGAATGAGTTGAGATAACCATACAGGCGCGTTCCTACATCGTGTGATTCGAATAAACCTGCATAAAAAACAGGAAAGAGCTGTTGATCAAAAATGTTATAGAAAGACCACGTCCCCACAATAAATATGACGAAAATCCAGAAGTTTCGATCCTTGAAAACTGCAATAAAATCCTCTTTTTTTACCCCTCCCGCATCTGCCGCTACGCACTGCTGATCCTGATATTTAAAACGCATGTTGATCATCATAAATACAGCGCCAAATAGCGAAACCAACCAGAAGTTGATATGGGGACTGATACTGAAAAATATGCCAGCAAAGAACGCGCCAATCGCATAGCCAAAAGATCCCCAGGCGCGCGCTGTTCCATATTCGAAATGAAAATTTCGTGCCATTTTTTCGGTGAAGCTATCAAGCAGACCGCAGCCCGCCAGATACCCCAAGCCAAAAAAGAGCGCCCCCAAAATTAGACCTACAGAAAAATTGCTTTGCAGTAACGGTTCATAAACGTAAATCATAAACGGTCCGGTCAAGACCAGGATGAAACTCATACACCAGATAAGCGGTTTCTTCAGACCGAGTTTATCCTGGACGATGCCGTAGACCATCATAAATAGAATACTGGTAAACTGGTTGACCGAATAAAGTGTACCTAATTCCGTCCCAGTCAACCCTAGATGTCCTTTCAGCCAAATAGCGTATAACGACCACCACAGCGACCAGGAAATAAAAAAGAGAAATGAGTAACTGGATGCAAAACGATAGTACACATTTCTGAATGGTATATTCAGTGCCAT